TCAAATGTTCGTGCAGTCTTATTTGAACCAGTTAGTCAAATTATAGAGGACGTTCTTTCACGACACATTCAAGATGTGATTGAAAACTTTGAACCTAGAGTGGAACTTATTAATATTAATTCCAAAGCAAACTTAGATGAAAATGCTTATTCGGTGACAATAGAATTTTTTGTTCGCAACTCTCCATCAGGTGTCCAAACAGTAAACCTATTTCTAGAGAGATTAAGATAAGATGGCACATCAGGCAAAATTAGAAGTTACAGAATTAGATTTTGATAATATCAAAAACAATCTGAAAACATACATGAAAGGTCAGTCTGAGTTTGCTGACTATAACTTTGAGGGCTCAGGTTTATCTGCACTCATTGATTTGTTGGCATATAACACACACTATCTTGCAATGAATGCCAACTTTGCTGCAAATGAAATGTTCTTAGATAGTGCCACAACTCGTGCATCTGTTGTATCTAAAGCAAAGGAGTTGGGATACACTCCACGTTCTGCACGAGCTCCAGTTGCTCGTGTGACTGTAACTGTTACAAACAATACTCTTTCTTCTTTGACTATTAACAAGGGTACAAAGTTTACTACTTCAATTAATAATTCCACATATGGTTTTGTTGTTAATGAAGATGTCACGACAACACAGACTAATGGACTTCTTATTTTTGCAGATCTTCCAATCTATGAAGGCACTCTAGTTACTACCAAGTATACAGTTGACTTTAATGACCCCGAAAAGAAATATTTGTTGACAAGTAATAGAGCTGATACTACAACATTGAAAGTATCTGTACAAACTTCTGAGACAAATACAACAACAGAAACATTCCGTCTTGCTACAGAAATTACAAATACTAAAGGAACAGATCCAGTATACTTCTTACAAGAATCTGATGATGGTAGATTTGAAATTTATTTTGGCGATGATGTTATTGGCAAGAAACTTTCTGATGGTAACATTGTCATCATGGAATATATTGTCACAAATAAAGAAGAAGCAAATGGGTCTTCTATTTTTAATGTGACTGCTGTTGGTGGAGAAACTAATATAACTGTTTCTACGGTTCAAACTGCTTCTGGTGGTTCAGAACCAGAAACAATTTCTTCAATTAAGTATTATGCTCCTCTGAGTTACACTGCACAGAAACGTGCGGTGACTGCATTTGATTATAAACAAATTCTACCGACCATATATCCAAACATTAAAACAATTCAAGTTTGGGGCGGTGAAGATAATGATCCACCAATTTATGGACAGGTGTATATTTCTATTAGTCCACTACAGGGAACATTCTTAACAGAAGCTCAAAAACAAAATATTGTATCTCAATTGAATCAATATAATATTGCATCTGTTCGCCCAGTCATTGTTGATCCAGAAACAATCTACATCATTATGGATGTAAACTTTAGATATGATCCAACCACCACAACTAAGAGTTCTGGTGACTTGGAAACAATTGTGTCTGGTGTACTATCAAATTATAGTAATACAACTCTTGAAAAGTTTGACGGTATGTATAGGTTCTCAGAAATTTCTAGATTGATTGATACTTCTGATCATGCTATTCTTAATAACATTTCTAACATTAGAATGTACAAATCTCAAAGAGCTCAGATTAATACAAAGAAACAATATGTAATAAAATTCTATAATAAAATTTATCATCCACACGATGATGAACCACCAGTTATTTCTTCTACAGGATTTACTATTGCTGGTTCAACAAATACCTATTATATTGATGACGATGGTTCTGGGCTCACAAGAATTTATAGTATTGTTGCACAAGAACGAGTTTATTTGAATAGTAATGCTGGCACAGTTAATTATGAAACTGGCGAAATTACAGTAAATGATTTACAGATTACATCAACAGTAAACTCTGATGGTACAATCCATGTCTTTGCAATTCCAGATTCAAATGATATTGTTCCTGTTAGAAATCAACTTATAAGTATTGATATCGGAGGTTCTAGAATTACTGCACAGACAGATAAGTTGGGAACGACTGCTTCACCAAGTTCTCATTCTGTTATTGGTACATTTGGTAGGGCAACAACTGGTGCTGCATCAGGCGGTTCAAGTTCTTCTTCGAGCAGTTCCTCAAGTAGTTCTAGCAGTTCTTCTAGCAGCTCATCATACTGATAGGTTTTACAAATGGATGGACGTTCTCCAAAATTAACGAATAAGGTTTCCCCCCATATTCAATCTCAACTGCCTGAATTCGTTCAGTCAGATCACCCACAGTTTGCCATATTCCTAAAACACTATTTTCAGTTTATGGAATCTGGACAGCTTGTGCTGGGCGGTTCAAACGATTATGTCATCCAAGAAACAAACAGCGTAAACTATATTGTTGATGAAGCAAATGAAGAAAAGGTTGTTCTAGAAGAGTCGGTTGGTAAGTTCCAAGCCGGCGAAACTATTCGTGGGGAGAACAGTGGGTTTACTGCTGTCATTCTCGTTGATGATTATGACTCAAATAAAGTTCTTTATATTTCTTCTCAACAAAAGTTTGAAGATGGTGAAAATGTTATAGGACAAACCTCTGGCGCTAAGGCACCAGTTGTTTCGTATAGAGCAAACCCAATTCAAAACATTCAGCAATTGCTTGCATATGCTGATACTGATAACACTGTTTATAGTTTCCTTGACAAGTTCCAACATGCACTTATGGAATCTATTCCAGAGTCGCTTGCAGATGGCATCTCTAAAAGAAATCTTATCAAGAACATTAGAGACTTGTATGAAACAAAGGGTTCAGAAGAAGGACACAAACTATTCTTCAGAATTCTTTTTGATGAAGAGTCCTCACTCATCTATCCAAGAGAAAATGTTCTAAGAGTTTCAAACGGACAGTGGTCTGATGATTATCTCATGCGAGTTACAGAGATTGGTACATCAGATTATTCAACAATCGTTGGACAAGTTGTAACTGGTGAAACCTCTCAAGCTTCTGCTGTTGTCCAAACTGTTATTAAGTATAAGGAAGGCGCACAACTTGTCGCCGAACTTAACTTAGATAGAACCACAATCACTGGTGAGTTTACTATTGGAGAAACAGTTAATGCTGTTTCTAATGAACTCGACCAACTTATTCGTGCTCAAGTTTCTGGTATTGTTGATAAAGTAACTATTCCTGAGTCTGGTGCATACTATAAAGTTGGTGACACCGCCCACTTTGAATTGTTAGGTAGTATTGGTGTTCAAGGTGCTGTTAGTGCAATTGGTGCTGGTGGCATTGATGAAATTCACATTGAAGATGGTGGTACTGGATACACATATGATGATGTAGTTACCTTTAATAACTCAAATACAAATGGTGGTGCGGCTTCTGCTAGAATTACTGTTCTTGGTGGTTCTTTTGTTCTAGAAGATGAAACAGAGATTGATAATATTGTTCTAGAGGGCGAACCAAATCAAAATATTATATTAGAACATGTAGACCATATTCTATATGAAGATGGTGATAATATCATTGCAGAAGATTCTTTAGATAATTTTAGGTTTCTTCGTGAAGAATCTGAAAAATATTCTTTGCAACAAGAACAACAACTCACAGAGACAGATACTTTACTTTTAGAAACTGGTGATGAGATTGTTCTAGAAACACAAACCTTTACTGACTTAGGTGTTCCATCTGAAGCTAGTGAAATTACAAAGGTTGATATTGTTAATACTGGTGATGGTTATACTACACTACCAGTTTTGGGAGTAACCTCTTCTACTGGTAACGGTGCATCTATACTTGCAAAATCAGTAAGTGGTGTTGGTAGAGTTCTTTCTATCAATGTAACGAATCTTGGCCTAGGTTATACATCTGTTCCATCAATTACAATGAACAGAAATATTATCATTAAAGATATTACTGGCACATTTACTATTGGCGATACTTTTACATCTCATACTGCTTCTGTGGTTTCTTATAATCCACTAAACAGATTATTGGAATTAGAAACTCCAGTTGAACACTTTACAACAGGTGATATAATAACAACATCAACTGGTGCGTCTGCTACAGTTGTTCAATGTGTTCACTCAAAGGCAACAACTGGAATTACTGCAATTGCAAATACAGGTGGTAATTACATAACTGAACGTGGACATATCAGTGAGAGCTCTATGAAAGTTCAAGATAGTTTTTACTATCAAGACTATTCATATGTTGTTCGTATTGGTGAATCGATTAATAGATGGCGTGATTCGATTAGACGTTCAGTCCACCCAGCTGGTTGGAGTGTATTTGGTGAAGTTTCATTTGCAACAAGTCTTGCAGATGCACAACTTAATTCTTTGCGTATTCGCAACCCAGCCGCTGGTGATGTTATCGACTTTACAGGTGATACTCAGACCTTCACACCAGAACTTGCATCTACACTTAGAACACTTTTCACAGAAGTGTTCGGTAGACGATTGGGTACTAAGACTGATGGTACAGACTTGCGAGCAGAGGAAGGCGCACTCCTACTTGAAGATGGTAATGAAATTCTTCTTGATGGTACTGATGCTTTGGGAACAGATGCTGGGGATAATATTATCTTCCGTAGGGATATTACTATGGAAGGACAAGAGGATGCCCCTCTCTCATCTGGTACACGAGAGGTAACACTTACATCTGCTGTTACTATGACGATGAACCTTGGTGGGAATCCACAAACTATATTGGGCCCAACTTTGGACTTGTTACCAAAATATGCCTTTGCAGTACCACCAATAGAAACATCAGAAGCAATACAACATTATCCTGGCATCTATAGAACTGCAATAAACAATGTTAACGATGGTGCATATTTTAACATTGAACAATTTGGACATTATAGAATTGATCAAGTTTCTGTTCGTTCTGATGTTACAGGAAGAGAGGACTTCTCTTCTACAAGCGTTTCATTCGATCAACTAGATAGATTTGATGAAGAAACAAATTCCTCTTTTGATGAAACCAATATTATTATTCCATTAGAGGCATATCGTACTAAAATTAACGTGCCGCCACCAAGCGAAATCATTCTTTATCGTGGACACTTGTATCAAACCTTCGATATGGACTTCACCAAGTTTGATGATGGTGTAACTAGATTCGATGAAGCAGAATTTGGTATTGGAGACTTTGATAGTATCACAACGACATTTGATAGTTCAGCATCAACATTTGATGTTGGCGATAATCAAATTGACACAGAGGGTAGACATTCAGTATCTTTTGATGAAGTCAATAACACAGATTTCTCAGATGATACCGTTTCTTTTGATGCCGCTTCTGGCAATGAACAAGATTATGAAGTCAAAACTTTTGATGAAAGTGATGACACATTTGATGTATCCACAAATACATTCGATGCATCAAATACAATAGGTAGAATATCGTTGTTCTCTACACAACAACAGACCTTCGATAATTCTACAGAAACTTATGACAGCCAGTAGAGTTGTCGTATAAATAACATAGTAAACAAAACATTTAGGGGTAACTAAAATGGCATATCAAGCAATCGGGCGTGGAACTTCTGCGAATGACGGCACAGGTGACGATCTTCGCACAGGTGCGGGCAAGTTAAACGCCAACTTCGTAGAGGTCTATACCTATTTGGGAGATGGCTCTACTCTTTCATCTGATGCTGTTGTCACAGAGACAGCAACTCAGACACTAACAAACAAATCACTAACTTCTCCAACAATCACTGGAACAGGTGCAATCGCCGGAACA